CCGACCCGTCGGATCAACAAATTTATCCAATGTCAAAGCGCCAGACCTAAACAGTCTTGATCGCTCAATGCCTAACGCTTCATCAATGAATTCTCTGTTCTGCTTTCTTAGCCACCCGCTATAAGTTGTCTTTGTCGATACCTGTTCCGGTCCATCAGACCCCAACGATGGCCTAGTTGATTTAGTATCAAGTCCCAAATCAAACTCTGGCCTAATCTTTGGCACAGTTGTTGACCTGCAACCAAAATGCGCTGGCGGCATCGGACCTTCATCAACGTTGTAAAATTGCCCATCTCGACTCATGCAAATAAAAGTAGTTCTGCCATCCAATGTGCTGACCCATTCATATCGGTCTATATATTTGCTGTTTTGCTTGTATGTTTCTTTTCTTGTTACGCTGCTAACATGATTGATGATCGTGCTGGTCAATGAAGTGACTTGGCGCTTAATCAGAGTGCTTACCAGATTGTTAACATCCCTGCTGATGACTTGAGTAGTGTTGCCAAGTGTTACCCCATCAGATATAGCCTGAGTTATCTGAGCGATCTTGCTGACCCCCAACTTGGTCAGTGACTCAGATATTGTCGGGGCGATACCTCTGACAACGGCCATTGGCGTAGATTGGACAGCAGTCAATAACGCGGCCTCTGTTGGCAATGTTAGGCCGATAGTCGATGCCCTGTTGATCATCTCAACGCTGAACCTTGCCTCGCTTTGAGCCAGGTCGATAACGTCCATCAGGATCAGTGACTTGATATCCTGAAACCCGATTTGACTTAGAGCGGTTATGTCTCTCAAAACGTCGGCCAATCGTTGCGCTTGGAAGTTTGTCGGCTCCTGGGCCAATCTGGCGTTAATCTTCCGACGCAGTTGATTCAACATCTTGACCGCTTCTTTAGACCTGCCAGCGCCATAACGTTGCAAGAATATCTGATGCCTGGTCGCTGCATCGATCAAGTATTGATTGCTGCTCACTTAGATCATGCTCAGAATATCGGTTGATTCAACGTCGCCATCAAGCACTTGGTTAGTTCGCTCTGAGTCAATCAAATTGGCTTTACGCATCAAGTCCCTGACGTCATCCTTGGCTATTACGCCACGATCCATCAATTGAATCTGAGCCATCAATAATTGTGGGTCAATCGTCGCGTCATAGAATTCTTTGTTGATTTGAATCATTGGCTCAACGGTGCCGCCCATGAAGTCCATTGCCCAATATAGGCACTTATAAAACCCTTCCTCGATGTTGATAATGATCGAACCCAGTTTGCTGTTTTGACCGCTGAACCTAATCTTTGCCGCTTCTGCCGTCTCGTTTCCGCCCTGATCTTGGATAATTCGAGCGCCAATCTTGACCATTTGCATCTCTTTGATTTCCATGCCCTTGAGTGGCATTTGATTCTCACCAGCCTGAAGCAACATAGCGTTGCCGCCTTCTGGAAGCATGATGCCTGACCGTGAGCCCATTGAAATACCCGCGCTCATGTTTTGCTCAACCCATGATTGAGTCAGGCCAACAAATACTGGGGTCGGTTGACCAACGAGAAAACTGGACTCTTCATAGTCTGCCGAATTGCGATAATGGCTTACGTTAAGCTCTGCAATGTCATACAACGGGGCTTTGTCTACTGATTCGTCGTTGTTGACTGACCCAACGAACACAAACGGGATTTCGTCCCATAGTGAGCCGTCCATCTTGCGTGGATAAATATTGTATTCAGCGCCCTCATATTCATCATCGTCATCATCTGAATTTTGACTGGCACCAAACATGATCAGCTCATTGTTTTCATCGTACAAATTCTGGACGTAGATGCCGTCATCCATTCTCAGCACTCGATGGTAGATGCACTCAATCGCCTCAAATCCGTCATCGCTATACTTCATTGTCGGCTCGCGCAGCACTACCAATGACAGCCGTTTAACGCCGCCAATGTTTTCGGTTCGCCAGTTTATGATTGATTCGGCAGGATAGGGCAGGATTGTCGCTCTAAGTTCTAATGCCCTTACCTCGGCGTCTGTGAGGCCCATTGGGGCTGACGGGTAATCAACCAGCAGCCCATATCGTCCAACCATCAAGGTCTCGCCAGCAGCATCCTTGATCATCTGTTCTATTGACAAGCCGTCGCCATTAGCATCATCCAGCATATATTCAATATTCGTGTCCAATTCGATTGTGCTGGGCCGCCTAAACACCATGCCAAGCATGCCTTCTTTAGTGTGGCCCGTGAAATTGACGTAACTGGCTCGCTCAACATAGGCGCGATATCTGAGCTTATTGTCTGCGCTCCCATCATTGGCATTTGGCGGTGGCAGATAGGCTGTACCGGCAAGACCGCCAAGCATTCCTTCAGCGCCCTTGGCTCTTGATTTGATCGCGGACGATCCTTCATCGCAATCACGGACTAATTTCCATTTATTAACGTTGTTGCTGTATTCGGCACATGGCGTATCGACTGGCATAGTTATCTCACAAATCTGATGCGTAGATCGGCCACCGGCTTCACAACGGGCATTTCGTAGGCGATGGGGTAGGTTCCCGCATCGGGAAGGTGGTCAAGATTGCTTTTTTTGTCTGGCGATCCATTGGCATCATAGGCCAGTTGCTCCATGCAACGCGCATATTCAGGACATGCCTGATCGTTGATTTTAACGCGCCCTTTTTCAAAAGCGACGTTTGTAGCGACAATCCGATCCTTGACCAGTGGATTTGATCGGTTGGCGTATATAACAAATCCTGCTGATTCTAGCAAGGAAATGTCAGATATTGAAGCATCGACTGATTTACGGCTTCGGCCTGATGCGTCAGGGTATATTCTGATTGAGTGATTAGGGTATTTTTCCTGAATCACTCTGATCATGTTTGGCGTGTCATATATGCCCTTGAACTCATCGACAGCGTGCCAGACTGTTCCACGGGAAACATATACAACCGCGCTCATATTGGTCACGTTAAAGTCCATGCCTATGTTAAGCAACTCGCCATCGTTGACAGTTTCAGAGCTGCGACACGCTATCCGGTCATAGGCGCTATATACCGTTCCGCTTTGCAGGTTGACAAACTGCCCTTCAAGATATGCGGCCAACAGATTTGATGGGTATATGTCTGTCAGCGATTGGATATAGTTTTCAGGCAAATGCGGATTGCTTCGCGTCGGCGCTTGAATTATTTGATATCCAGGCTTTGGGTCTTTTTTCCATGTCTCATATACAAATTTGAAACCTTCTGGCGTTGTTGTTACGCCCACTGAATTGGCGCTTCCGTTGATTTTCTTTTGTCGATTTCGAGCGATGATTTGCCGCCAAGCATAGGCTGCGTCGGCAGGCTTCATCGTGTCCAGTTCGTCAACGTCAGCGTCTGCGTGTTCGTAGCCAATAATTCTGTGAGGCGCATCCATTGATCTGAAGTATATTTTGCCTTTGCCGCCGATTTCAATGTAGTTTAGCGGCGACTTGTATAGCCTGTATGGAATGCCCATTTCTTCTAGTGCTTGCTCAAACCTTGGGAATGCAATCATTCTGATTAAGTCATAGGTTGGAGCGTAAAAGCCTCGATCGCATTCAGGGTTCAGCAGCTTGCCAATAATGCTGCGTTTAATAGCCGCTTCTGTCTTTCCTGCGCCAAACCCTGCTACCAGTGCCGGATATGGTGCCTGGCTCATGATGTAGTCAAATTGTGGGCTAGTGGGCGCAATATCAGCCATTTGGGTTGATTATGTTGATGCTGATAGGCTTGTTGTCCGTTGTTATGTCCTGGCTGTCTCGCTGACCAAGCAATTGTTTGCCTAGCCAGATCGCCATTGTTGCTGAGTTTTGTTCGTCCATGATCTGCATTTGCTTCCGCCTTACCGACAATCTACCCAAGCCTCTGCCCTGATCAATTGCCTGCTGGAATTCAACTTCATCTGCGTATCGACGTTCTATGGTTTTTTTATCGCACCCAAAAAACGCTGCTATTTCTTCCATCGTACAATTCAAACGGCACAACCGCTTCAATTCTTCAACGTCAATTTCTATTCTTGGCCTACCCACAGGGTTAGTCATTAGAATCTCTTTTATATAGCGACAAAATTATTTTGGTTCATAGTGATAGCTGTATGTTTTGATAGCATCTCTGAACCCGCTTTTTCTATCCATATTACCCCCAGGTTTGCTTGAAAAACGTTGAACTTTACACAATTTCCAATCATTTGACCTTTTGAACGCTTTGGCAACGGGGACGCTTGAAAATTTAGCCCAAACATCGTACCCGTCATTTTTCATTATTTCACTGCTTTTCTCTATTAACCTCATCCCCAACCCTAACCCCACATAATCTGGATGAATGACAGTCCTGTTGCTGTGCATCTTTGGGATAGCGCCTTTTCTTATTGGCACATAATTGGCGAAACATTGAAACCCAATTTGATCGTTGTTGTGAAACAACCCGAATAATTTAATTATCCCGCCAGGAAGATTCTCGCTTAAATAATGATATTTGCTAAAATATTTCCAGCTTTCACGCCCGATAGGCCGGATGTCAAACTGTAGCTGTTCTTGTCGTCTGTAATCTCGCCAAAGTAACCTCCGGTCTATGTATTCGCCTTTGTTGCAATCAATAACCCAATCAGGATTAAGCCATTCCATTACATCATAATGACAACTAACCGCTGTGATTCTTCTTTCTGTTCTTCTTGCATGCTTCGCCAAACAAACAGACATACTTTTTGCTACCGTTCTGTCTACAACAGATGTCCATTCGTCAACTGCAAAATCATCGCTTCTCGATAATTGCAATGCTGCAATGGCGCGGCTTTTCTGCCCGTTGCTCAAAGTATAAACAGGTCTTATCCAACAAGGGACTTGAGACAAACCTATTCCGTTTAAAGCGTTTTGGCATTGATCATACGTCCAATCATCGGGGAATTGTTCCAATATTGGTTTTGTTTCGTCTATGTCAAAATCAAAGCAAGTGTCGCCAAATATTTCTTTTGCCAATGTTGTTTTGCCACTACCAGAAGCACCGACTATCAACCCGACATTCCATGATGACTTCAAATCCGCATTAATTGAGAATTCGTGAACGCTTTTCTTGTTGACATCAATATCAAGACTATTTGCTGCCATGCTGCATCTAAAGCTAGACGAAACTGGGCTTTGCAATTTTACTGTATAATTTTGCATTTCAACCCTCGATTTGTAACTTCGTCATAAGCAGTGGCTAATTCGTTTTCATTATTGTATTCAATCAATAATTGCCATTTATTTTCTGAATCCCCCGTAAATTCATCAGCATCCGGTATTTCCTCAATGCCCAATATTCGTTCTAATTCTTGTTCACCAAAACCCAATAACCCCAAATTAAAATCCAATGAATCCAAATCTTCTATTTCAATTCTTAACGCATCAAAGTCCCATCCAGCATTTAGCGCCAATTGATTATCCGCAATAACGTACGCTTTTCGTTGGGCTTTTGTTAAACCTTTTAGCGTGATAGTAGGCACTAACTTAATTCCAAGCTCTCGTGCTGCTTGAAGCCTTCCATGGCCGGCTATGATGCCATTGTTTTCATCCAGCAATATCGGATTAGTAAAACCAAACTCGTTCATGCTGCGTTTTATTTGATCCACTTGCTGCTGGCTATGAGTGCGCGAGTTGTTCTCATACGGAACCAAGTCCGTAGCCAGCAAATATTCAATCTTTAGCTCTGCCATTATTTACCCCCAAATTTACCCAATGCGGCTCCCACAATTTTATCCATGTGAGGCGCAGCAAAATAGAATGCCAAGATTAACATCATTGCTCCGGTCATTGAATCAGCGCGTTGGCCTATAGCCAAAGCTGATTGCGATACTTGATCCCGTAGTGATTGATCTATCCATACCACTGCGACATCAAGTCCGGTTGATATCAGGTACATCAGCAACCAGACGATAGTGATAATCAATGCGATCAATCGCCTAGCAATGTTTTGACCCTGGCTGTTCTTGACCCAATCGACGATCATCAATCGAGCCTCAGACCGCTCCTTGGCTGCGTCTCCGGCCTTTTCTTCGTCAGTGTATACCAACGCATCGAAACCCTTCGTAATACCGCCTATTGCAGCGTCCATCACCTTCTGACTGCCGAGAAGTTGCCCAAGGATACCCATTAGAACAATATGCCTTCTTTGATGGTTATTTCTTCGGTTATCTTATTGCTCATCATTAAATACAGGTTTTCAATCGCTTT